ATTCTCCACGCCTACCGTTACAGGCGGCACGTTTGCAGGCGGTGCATTCTCCACGCCTACCGTTACAGGCGGCACGTTTGCAGGCGGCACGTTCACATCACCCACGTTGGTCACTCCTGCCCTTGGGACGCCCGCCAGCGGCGTTATGACTAACGTGACGGGCTTGCCCCTCACCACGGGCGTGACGGGCCTCCTGCCCCTTGCTAACGGCGGTCTGAACGCCAGCACAGCCGCAGGCGGACGCGCAACTATCGGCGCGGCTGCGTCGGGCGCTAACTCTGACATTACTTCGCTTACTGGTCTGACGGTGCCTCTGGCGTCCGTCGCGCTAACCTTCGCCATTGCGGCGGCACTTTAGGAGATAAATCATGGCCGTCACGCCAAACTCAATTGTTACGCCTCAAACGCCTATTGGATCGACCGCTGTTGCAACCACGGCGAACACGACTTACACCGACACCCCAACCAACTCGGTGCAGCTTCTTGCTGCTCAAACCAACGGTGCGCGGATTCAGAAAGTCACCGCCCTAGCACGAGCTACGGTATCGGCAACTGAGCTTCAGCTTTATGTCTCGGCTGACGGCGGCACAACTAAGAAATTCATTGGCTCTAAGTTAATGGCGGCTTACACCGTTGCGGCCACAACCGCCCAGACCGTAATTGACTTCGGTTACACCGACGCATCGCCCCTGATCCTGTCGGCTGCTGAAAGCCTCTGGGTCGCGATCAGCGTCACTAACACCGGCATCGTGTTCCGCACTGAAGGCTACGCCTACTAATATGCAAAACGCCCCCACCATGTTAGGCCAAAAGATGATGAACCGGCAGGCTCCTTACGGGCCTATCGGCATGGTTTCGCAGGATATGAGTGGAAATAAAAAGGTTTCTAACCGGTATATGTCCATCACTGCATCGGTGCTTCCGATAGCGGTTGGTTCATACGACGTTTACGTTTTTAATGCGTCGGGGACGTTTACAGTTAAATCGCTTGGGCCTGATCCGACCGAAGGCAGCAAGGTTGAGTATCTTGTGATTGCGGGCGGCGGCGGCGGTGGAAATACCGGAGGCGGCGGTGCCGGTGGTTATTTGGACGGCACCGGCTTAAGTGTGTTGGCACAAACCTACGCTATTACAGTTGGTGGCGGAGGCGCATATTTTACTTCAGGAACTGCGGGTTCAATTGCATCTTTAATTTCCACAGTCGGAGGTGGAGGCGGCAATAGCACTTCTGGCGGCAGCGGATCGGGCGGAACCCCACTTATCAACACCCTCAATACCGTTGCGGGCGGTTCAGGCACCATAGGACAAGGCTTTGCGGGTGGACAAGGAGATGCCATTGTCGGTGCCACTTTGTACGGCGGGGGCGGAGGCGGAGGCGCGGGGGCGGCTGGCACGGGAGGCACGGGATCTGTCGGGGCGGGGGGCAACGGTGGAATAGGTAAAACTTCTAGCATTACCGGCACCTTAACTGGGCGAGGCGGCGGCGGTGGCGGCAAAGGCGGTGCAATTGATGGTGCCGGTTCCAGCGGAGGCGCTAATGCTATGCTTGATGCAACAGCAAACACCGGAGGCGGCGGCGGCGGCAATGGCGGAGCGGGCGGCTCCGGCGTAGTCATTATCCGAGTGAGAGCGAGGGCGTAATGGCACACTTTGCAAGATTGGACGCTGACAACATCGTAACCGAGGTTTTGGTTGTTGATAACGCGGTTCTTGGCGTTCCGGAAGATGAGGCCAACGGCATAGCTTGGCTGCGTGACTTTGATACCCTGCGCGGCTTCTCGCCTGCGAGATGGGTCCAGACAAGTTACAACGGCAATTTCCGAGGCCGGTATGCTGGGATTGGCATGATTTATGACGCCAGTTTGGACGAGTTCATTGCACCGGACCCCGCCCCATGAAAACGCCCATCCTCGGAGCAACCTATGTGGCCCGCAGCGTGAACGCTGCCGACAGCCGCATGGTCAATCTGTTTCCGGAAATCGTCCCTGAAGGCGGTCTTGAACCTGCGTTTCTAAGCAGAGCGCCAGGTCTTCGGCTGTTGACAACCTGCGGAACCGGACCTGTCCGAGGAATGTGGCAAACAACGACCTACGGCTATGTCGTGTCGGGCACAGAATTCTATTGCGTTGATTCGACGTGGGCGGCTACCAAGCTAGGTGACGTGACCGGCACGGGGCCTGTTTCCATAGCCGACAACGGCGTTCAACTTTTCATTGCCTGCAATCCAGACGCCTTTATCTACAACATGTCCACGGAAGTCTTTGAACAGATCACCGACGTGGACTTCCCCGGCGCGATCACCGTAAGCTATCTAGATGGGTATTTTGTATTTAACGAACCCAACAGCCAACGGTTCTGGATTACGGCGATCTTTGACGGCACAAACATCGACGCGCTTGACTTCGCCAGCGCCGAAGGCTCGCCGGATGGCCTGTCGTCCATCATCGTTGACCATTGCGAACTGTGGCTGTTCGGCACCAACTCTATTGAAGTCTGGTACGACTCCGGCGGCGCGGACTTCCCCTTTACACGCATCCAAGGCGCGTTCAACGAGATTGGCTGCGCGGCCCCCTATTCGGTTGCCAAGCTAGACAACGGCCTGTTCTGGCTAGGCTCAGACGCACGCGGTCGCGGTATTGTCTACCGTGCCAACGGCTACACCGGACAGCGTGTCAGCACCCACGGCGTCGAATGGCAAATCCAACAGTACGCAACCATAAGCGATGCTATCGGATACACCTATCAGCAAGACGGCCATGCCTTTTATGTGCTCGTCTTCCCTACCGCCAAGACAACGTGGGTCTACGACGTCGCCACAGGCGCTTGGCATGAGCGGGCCAGTTGGATTGACGACGCCTTTGACCGTCACCGTGGCAACTGCCAGATGGTGTTTAACAACGAAATCGCCATTGGCGACTTTGAAAACGGTAACGTCTATGCGTTTGATCTAAACGTCTACGACGACAACGGCGCTACACAGCGCTGGATGCGTCTGTGGCGGGCGCTGCCGACTGGACAAAACGATCTTAAGCGTGCCGCGCACCATGCCTTGCAACTCGACTGCGAGGCGGGCGTTGGCTTGAACGGGCCGGGGCCTGATGACACCTTTTACCTAATGACTGAAACTAGCAACTTCTTGGTTACGGAATCTGGCGATTATCTTGTAGAAGACTTTATTCCCGTAATTGGCACGGACCCACAGGTCACGATGCGCTGGTCCGACGACGGTGGTCACACATGGTCTAACGAGCACTGGCGCTCAATGGGCCGCATTGGTGAATACGGCCATCGCACGATCTGGCGCAGGCTTGGCATGACGGTCAAACTGCGCGACCGCGTGTACGAGATTGCAGGCACGGATCCGGTTAAGATTGCCATCATGGGCGCTGAATTACAGGTCAGCCCAACCAATGGCTAACGTTACCCAAATCCCCGCACCCCGCGTTCCAATCATCGACGAGCGCACGGGCTTAATTTCGCGTGAGTGGTTCAGGTTTTTTAACAACCTGTTCACTTTGCTTGGTGACGGCTCGACGGACGACATCACGCAGTTCCTGCAAATCTCACCTTCGTCTGAAGTCTTCAGCGTTTCGCAGTTAGCCGAGACGGCTAAAGCATTGCAGGCGCTTGACGTGGGTCCAGCCTATACGCCGCAACTGGCTCGCTACGTCTATGGCGCGTTTCGTGACAGCACAACTCAAACCGCTGCGGCTATTAACACGGCCTACCCAATTACCTTTGGCTTTACAGATGCCTCTGTTGGGGCCACCCGTGGCACCCCGACATCGCGCATCTATGTGGACCGGCCAGCAATCTACAATGTTGAGTTTTCGCTGCAACTAAACAAGACAACAGCGGCGGCAAAGAACGTCTGGGTTTGGCTTCGCTTAAACGGTACGGACATCGCCAACAGCGCAAGACAGGTTACACTTGCGGGCACTAGCGCAGCATCTGTCGCCACGTCAAACTTTGTGCTAAACATGAACGCAGGCGACTATTTCGAATTGGTATGGTCAACGGATGATACGGGCTGTCAAATCGTTGCTGTCGCAGCTACTGCGCCTGTTCCGGCTATTCCGTCTGCCATCCTTACCGTTATTAGCAACATCTCCGCATAAGGGTCTTCAAATGGTTGCTTATCTCTCCCCAGAACCTAAGCTCCAGTTTTTCAGCACTGCGGGCGTACCGCTAGATAGCGGAAAAATCTACACATATGCGGCTGGCACAACAACGCCGCTTGCGACCTTTGCCGATAGCACGGCTGCGGTTAACAACCCCAACCCGATTATCTTGGACTCTCGCGGTGAGGCCTCCATCTGGTTGGGTACGCAATCCTATAAGTTCAAACTCACGACGTCAGACGACGTTGAGATCTGGACCGTAGACAACATTAGCCTTGGCCCCTTCCCCGACAGCACGGCATCTATCGTCGCGGCCTCCGTCACTGCGGTAGGCGTAGTGTACGCGGCCAGTAATGGCTCCGATCTAATCGGCCACAAAGGCACCGGAGTAAACGCAACCACGACGACGGTCGGGGCGAAACTGCGCCAGATCGTCAACATCAAGGATTATGGCGCAGTCGGTGATGGCGTCACAGACGACACGCTTGCGGTGCAGCGGGCAATTACAAACTCGACGGGCGTCGTTTATATTCCAGCCGGAACATTTAAGATTACCGGCATAACGCTGACGGCTGGCAAGCAATTGATCGGTGAGAACCGAGCAACGTCGATTCTGAAGTTGGGTGCGGCGCTTGCGGGCAACGGCATGATTAATGCCACCTATGCAAACGATATTGTGGTCGAAAACCTGACAATTGACGGCGGGTCGCTGGTCGGCACCAAAAACGCGCTAATTAACTTTTTTGGGTGCCATAATGCTCGAATTGAAAACAACAGCATTATTAACACCGATCAATTTGCCATATCTTGCAACTCAATGAATTACGCAATTATTCGCGGAAATAACATTGTCATGCCTCAACTTGTTGGTGCATGGATTGACACAAGCACGGTTGTACCTGGCTCTGGTGGGCCTGTAAGCGCCACGGGGCTAGTCGGCACCATCTCGGCTCCAACGGGCGTTGGCGGCGTTCAAGCGGCGTTTACCTATAGCACCACGGCGGGCGGCGCAGTCATTCCTAGCTCAATTTCGTTCTCAACCAACGGGCGCGGCTATCTAACCAACCCCACAGCGTCATTCCCTGCGGTCCCAGGTTCATCCTGCACGGCTCGCTACGGCGGCGCTCAAGTCCAAGCAATAACCTACCCAGCAAGTTCGACTAGCGTTGTCGGCGAAGGTGTAGAAATTAGCCAAAATTATATGGAAGGGGGCGGAGTTAACGTAACTATACAAAACTCCAACCTCTCGGGTAACGTGCTTCGTAACGTAATTTTTGGCGGCGGGTTTGTATCTGAACAATTTACTAATGTTGGAAAAAATATCTATTCTAATAACGTAACAACCCGTATGGGCTTTTGCACACTTGCAGGCACTCCATACGCCAACACCTACATTGGCCCCGACACAAATAACACCGTTGCTAGCGGGTTTGAATTGTGGGGTCTTTACGAACAATGTCTTAATAACGTGTGCTTTAATAACGCCAGCAACGGAATTAGTTTTGGCGCACAGGGCGGTATTTGCTCTGGAAATATAATTTTTGATAACAGTCAATATTGGGCCACATTAGGTATCTATACCATTTGCGGAATTGCAATACCTGTTGGTAACGCCACATATAACGGTAATTATGTTCTTGTATCTAATAACCGTTGTTTTGACCAAAATGGCGTATCTGGAACTCAAGGCTATGGTATCGGCACAAACTCGCCATCGCTTGTTGGATTAAAAATTGTTGATAACGACACTTTTGGCAATCGCGTTGGGCCATATTATTTTCAAGGGTCCACCCTCGCCTACTTTCGCGGACGCCGCATTGAAGGGCGGTCTACCGTCAACCCTGCCAGCATCGCCGCTGCCGGTTCGGCTGACTATGCTGTCACGGTGCCTGGCTTGGATACGGGCAACTGGCTTCTATCGTCTAATTTTATCGGTGTTACGACGGAACCAATGATGATGACTACTCGCTATACCTCGTCCAACACCGCCACCGTTCGCCTGTTCAATTTCAGCGCAGCAGCCTATGATTTGCCAAGCGGCAACCTATTGGTTCAAGCCGAAGAAGTCATTGCGTAGGAGCTATCATGACCGTCACCGTTAAAGTTCTCATTCCAGCCAAGACTGCGGAGGCCACGCAGACAACGCAGTACACCGCGACGGGCGTCACCACGCTTATCGACAAGTTCACGGCCACCAACTACAGCGTGGCTGCGGCTACGATCAGCGTCAACTTGGTGACGGGTGCGGACACGGCGGGCAGCAATAACCTGATCGTCAAGACCAAGACGTTGCAGGCTGGCGAGACCTACACGTTCCCTGAGATTGTCGGCGCTGCGCTTGCGGCTAGCGGGTTCATCTCGACGATTGCCGGCACGGCTTCGGCCATCAACATCCGTGCCAGCGGGCGGGAGATCAGCTAGTGGATGTGGCTCAACATGAGTTCACCGTACCCAACCCGCGCAACATGCGGGGCAAAGTCGAGGCGCTTCAGAAAGCCATATCCAAGTTCGAGCAATACGAGCCTGAGACCAAGCACACGTTTCACGGCGGGATGTATTGCCGGGAGGTCCGTAGTGCTCAAGGCGCTTTGATTGTCGGTAAAGTCCACAAGCAAGAGCATTTCTTTATGCTGCTGTCGGGGTCCATTATCGTAACGGAAGGCGACGACGCTACGCCCCTAACTGCACCCTGTATTTTGAGCAGCAAGCCGGGGACAAAGCGGGCCATCTTTATGGTTGAACCATCCGTTTTTGTTACGGTTCACCGCACTGACGCTACTACGGTTGAAGACGCAGAAAACGAATTGGTAGAATTTGATCCTGATGCTATGTTTGACGTCGGGAATAAAGCAAAACCGCAAGATATTGAGGCGATCTCATGGCGTTCATAACCGCAGCCCTTATCGGCGCAGGCGCGTCACTAGCCGGTGGCCTGATGGGTGCGTCTGCTGCTGGCAAAGCGTCTAATGCTCAAGTTCAAGCATCACGCGAAGCCGCCGCTCAACAGCAGGCAATGTTTGACAAGCAGATTGAACTGCAAGCGCCGTTCCGTGAGGCTGGCCTCACCGCCCAAAACAAACTGTTGCAGTACCTTGGTTTGTCCGGCTCGGCTGGCGACGCAGGCTACGGCAAGTATGCCGGCGACTTCTCCATGAATGACTTCACAACGGACCCCGGCTACGCTTTTCGTTTGGCTGAAGGTAACAAGGCGCTTGACCGTACCGCCGCCGCCCGTGGTGGCCTGCTTTCTGGCGGCGCTATGAAGGCCGCGCAGCGCTACGGCCAAGACATGGGTAGCCAAGAATACATGAATGCGTTTAACCGCTACCAGACCAACCGCGCCAACCAAATTAACCCGCTTCAGAGCTTAATGGGCGCAGGCCAGACCGCTGCCAACACGCTGACAACCGCTGCCGGTACGTTAGGTACAAATCTAGCCGAAAACTCTATAGGCGCAGGCAATGCTCGTGCGTCTGGATATGTCGGTGCCGCCAATGCTTTGACGGGTGCGCTGAACCAAGGTGTGAACAATTACACAAACTTACAGCGTATTGGTGCCATGACGCCATCATCCAATCTTTCAAACTTCGCGTTTGGATCTTGGGGTGGCCCGAACTAATACGTTGGTTTAAGTTAAGGATATTCGGATGCCTATCGACCCTAACATCGCCCTTAGCTTTAAGCCGTCTGTTGCGCTTGAAGACCCGATACAGCAGTACGGGCGTATGCAGCAAATCCAAGCTAATGCTATGGAAATGAAAAAAGCCTCAATGGCTAACGCTTTGGCTGCGCGGAAGATGCAGGGTGAAGCAGCGGTAGCCAATGCGCTTAAAAACTATTACGCGCCGCAAGCGGGCGCTTCCGGAACTGTGGGTGAAATGCCTGATCCTGAAGCGGCGGCTAAATCTTTAGCTGCAGCCGGGTTTGGGGACCTTATTCCAAACACATTAAAAGGGCTTTACGAAGGTAAAGAGCAAAAATTTAAGTCCATAGATGCCGAAGAAAAAGCGGTAGTTTCCGCCGCAGGCACACAACGAATGTTACTTGATAACCTTCCGGACACACCTGAAGCATTTAAAAGATGGACTATAAGCAACTTTGAGAATGACACGCTTGGGCGTAGATTAAAAAAAGGCGGTCATAGCTTAGAAGAAGCCCTAGCCGCAATTGACGCCGCCGCGCAACAAGGCCCAGAAGCGTTAGCCGCGCTAAGACAAAAAGCTGTGTTAGGCTTGAGTGAGTTTACTAAGCTAAACGCACCTAAATTTTATGAGCGTAACCTTGGTGATAGATCCGTTCTTACTGCAGTCCCCGGCTTGGGTGGCCCTGCGTCAACTGTTGCTGGTTCTGAGCTAGCCGTTGCAACACCAGATCAGATCGTTACGCCCGCAGGCGGCGGGATGTACAGGGTCAATCCTAGAGGCGGCGGCTTCACCGAAGTTACGCAAGGCGGCGGTGTCCCCGGTGCCCGCGCACCCGCGCCTGCTGGCGGTCCTGCTGCACCTGCGGCTGGCGTGCCTTCCATCGTAGCCAATAACAATCCCGGCGCTTTGGAATATCGCCCGTGGATGAAGAAATACGGCGGCGAACCGTCCGCTGATGGGCGCTTCGCTGCGTTCCCCTCGCCGCAGCAAGGCGCTGCCGCACAAGAGGCGCTCCTGCGCCTCGATTATATCGGCAAGGGCGTCAACACGATTGACAAGATCGTAGACCGTTATCTCGGGACCGGTGCTGAGAACACGCCAGAGCAACGGGCAAACTACAAGGCTACGCTTGTGCAACAGCTTGGCATCCCCGCCAATGCGCAACTTCAGCCTGGCGTTGTCCCTAAACTGGCGGCGGCTATGCGTGGCTTTGAAACTGGGATGGGCGGCGGCGCTCCTGCTGCGCCTGCTGGTGCTCCTGCTGCACCGCAAGCAGCCAGCACCGAGGGGCTGACTATTGACCAGTTAGAAAAACGTAAGTCGGCAGTAGCGATTACCGCTATTATGGGTTGGAACCCTGCCACAGGCCAAGATAGGGTTCGAGATCTCATTAATGCGTCACCTAGCGGCGTAATAGACACTGCTTCAAATTGGTTTAAGGGCCAACAAGATAGAAAAGGAACCCCGGCAACTAACGCCGCCGCGGCCCTTAAGAGTATAGGCGCAAACCTAACTTTGGCTATGGCCCCCGGCGGTAAACTGGGCGCGGGGTTTTCGAACGAAGACCGCGTTACTGTTGAAAAACAAATTGGCGATATTGCTAATACGCTGTTGCCTGTGGGCGACAGATTAGCTGCGTATGACGAGCTACAGCGTTTTATGGCTTCACGGTTAGGCTTCGAATATTCGCCGCCTAAATCTGGCAACGGCAAAAGCGGCGGCGGTAAAAATGACCCGTTAGGTATCCGCTAATGAGTATGCTTCAAGACGTTCGTGCAAAGCACCCTGAATACGGTGATATGTCTGACCAGCAGCTAGCTGATGGTCTACATGCCAAATTTTATTCAGACATGCCTAAAGCCAAGTATTACGAAAAAATAGGGTTAGTTTCGCCCGCCGCGCAGTGGGGCGGCGTAGCCACACGAGCGCTTGCGCCTTACGGCGTCGCTATTACCGCAGGCGCTGCAGCAGGAACGCCATTAGCAGGTGTCGGTGCAATCCCCGGCGCGATAGCGGGCGCAGGCGCTTTGGGTCTCACAGACTTAACAACGACCGGGTACAACTTGGCTAGTCCACTATGGGGTGGCGAACGCATCCCTACCGGATCAGAAATGATCCAAAATAGCTTGGAACGTGTGGGTGTTGGTCGTAGACCGCAAACGCAGGCGCAGCGCATTTTCGGAACCTCGTTAGAAGCTGCCGCGGGCGCAGGTGGTCAAGCTAAGTTTTTGGGCACTATGGCCCCTATGTTTGAAAACCCCGTAGTTCAGAATACCTTGCGGGAACTATCTAAATACCCGCTTATGCAGGCTACGTCAGCGGCGGGTGCCACAGGCACTAACCAACTCGCGCAGGACATGGGCGTTACGAACCCATATGCCCTTACGAGCGCTAGCGTTCTGGGCGGCTTAGGCTTTGGTGGTCTTGGCGCTACGGCTGAAAATGCCGTTCGTAACATAGGCACCGCTGGTACGCGGGTAGCTGCAAACTTGGAAAATATCCGTCAGGGTAAGGGTTTCCTTCCCGGCACGCCGTCTCGTGAAGCGCTAAAAGAAAGCGCTCAAAAAGACTTTAAAACCGCTGAAGACGCAGGCATTTCGTATGATCCGTCTAAATTTACCAGTTTTGTAGACAATCTAGAAAACGATTTAAAGGATATTGGTTTTCGACCTAATACGAGCGCTTTAGCGCCTATTAAAGAAGCGCTTCAAGAATTTAGGGATGCTGTCAGCCAACCGCTGACTTTCCCTAACTTACAGTCGCTAAGGGAAAACCTTAATATAGCGCGGTCAAGCCCGCTTCCTGCTGTTCGGAAACAAGCCGGTGAGATCGCAACAGCGCTGACCAATTTTGTTTCAAATGCTACAAATGCAACATTAGCAGATCAAGTAGCAGCACGCGATGTTGGCCCTGTGTTTAAATCTGCAATTGAAAAATGGGCTAAACTAAGCAAGTCCGACGAGATAGATCGCATTATTGACAGTGCAAAAAGAAGTACTGTCGATACGGCAGATGCTTTGCGAAGTAAGTTTGAATCATTAGCTAACAACCAAAAACGGCTCCGCGTTTTCTCGCCCGACGAACAAGCGCTAATCAAGCGCATGGCAGCTAAAACGTCGGGAGCTGAGCTATCCAAATATATCAGCAGTCTTGGTTTTGGTGGTAAAGGTCAGCTACTTAACGCTTTGCCGCTTATTTTTGGCTCTGCAATGCACGGCCCTACAGGCGCAATGATTGGTGCGGCTACCGGCTTGACAAGCCTTGCGGGTGGGCAAGTCGTCAATGCCCTACGAGGTTCCGCCGCTGAACAGCAAGCGCTTAACCTAGCAAAAACTATGCGAGCCGGTAACGCCCGCGCACCCGTCACCACCACACAAGGTCGTACGCAAATTCGCACGGCTATCGGTGTGGCTACCGCAAAGTCGAAAGACAAGCGTAATTCTTCCAATAACGCTTTACTTAAGTGAGTGCGTACCATGCCCGATAAACTGACAGATTTAGAGGTAGATGCCATCGCGGAACGCGCCGCCCAGAAAGCCATCGTCAAGGTCTACGAGCAGATCGGTCGATCTGTGGCCGAGAAGGTCTTTTGGTTCATTGGCGTTGTCGTCGTGGGTATGCTGCTTCTCGTAGCCGGTAAGGGTGTCATAAACACATGACCTTTCACCTTAGCCAACGCTCCAGCCT